ATCTACGAAATCAAAACGAAGCAATACTGAGACACCAACAAAGACTAAGCGAAAGATAATAGTCAAGGGAAGAAGGACTCGCCAACCGACTTCAAAACACGAAACACAAGTATTAAAACTGGAAACCCATGACCAGTGTGCACTAACCAGGGCTCATCAGAAACCTTTTAGAAAACAAGAGAAGGATGAAGATGATGAAGGTTATACATTATTATGCAGGTTGCATAACCTTAAATACCCACCTGTACCATTGACTCACGAAGAGTTATGTCAAACTATTGAAGACCAGTCTCTGACCCTCAAGGAAAGAGATGCAGCTATCATTAAGTTGAACAATGACCTAGACAACCTAGAAGGCATTGCTCAAGAACTAGTTGACATATTTGAATCTGACTCAACAGAACCACCACCACCACCAGAACCACAAGCGGAATATTTTACACAGATGGTAGAAGCATGTCTTGTAGCCAATGAAATCATAAATCCTTATGATGAACAAAGGTTCAAGTATGAACGATCAGGAAAATTTTCCATACTCCCTACTAGCCTCTTAAGAAAGTTCGACAACTGGATGAAGGGCAATCGGGTAGATGCCGTAGTGCAGAGAACAGCTCATGACATGTTGAATCAACTAGATGAGGATGAGCACGAGACTATGGAACTGGAAAGAGATAGGTTAGGTATAGGTAAAGACTATTTGCCAAACACGAGGCGACAACGTTATGCTTTTATAGCAAATGTTGTCGCGAAATGTAAATGTGAAATCCCTGGAATTGGGGAAGACACAAAGGCAAATAGGTTAGTAGGCCACCATTGGTTGAACACCGAATTTGTGAGGCGTGGCATGAGGCCCTCACATATTAAGAGTATGCTGCCAAAAGCTGTGGAATGTCTATTTATAGACAATCGCCACGAGTTGGAGGCCAGGCAGTTTGCTCAATCTCATGCGGTCATCACCAGATTGGAATCCTCCCGTAGGGCACTAGTGTCCAGAGAGAATCCATGGCTGTTTAGTTGGAGGGGCTCCGAAAGGACCCGTCCAGCTACGCAGGCTGGTTGATGGGGCCTAGCTCCTCTACCTGGGGTGGAATGCAACGTAAGTTGCGCTCCCGACCACCCCGATCTGCAGGTAGAAAAGTTAGGGTACCAAAAATGTAAATCGCGCAAAACCTTTTGCCTTACTGGACTGACCCATGAGGTGAACATGGCGATTTACAACAATTCCATCAACGCTCTCGAGCGGGCGGTTAAGGAGAGGGTATTATTTATTCAGGAAAATGGAATATTTGTACCTAAACCTATACCAACCAACCTGGAGTTCCTTAGCACCATAGGTGACTTTGCTGAGCAAATGAAGAAGCTCTCAACGTTTACCATCCCGATGACGGCAGATGCATTTGCATTGTCATACCAGGATCGTAGACAGGGAGTATATTTGAAGGCAGCAGAGCAAAATCGTATTTACGGATTTAATGATAAATTAGCAACGATAAAAGCTTTTACTAAATGCGAAAAATACAATTTCACCACTAAGGAACCTGTACCTAGGATTATTCAACCACGTGATCCTAGGTTCTTGAGCGAGTCAGGTCGTTATGTAAAGGCGGCGGAAAAGAAAATTTACAAAAACATCAACAAGTTATTTGGTTATAACGCAGTGTATAAGAGTTTGAATGCAGTACAAAGAGCAAGGAACTTACACGCCAAATGGAAGAAATTCAAAAATCCCGTTGCAGTCATGCTGGACGCTAAGAGATTCGATCAGAGAGTCTCAGTGGCCGCATTAGGACTGGACCACGAGATAATTAAGCAATTTTTTCCAGGGGACAAGCATATAGCCAGAGTACTTAACCTACAATTAATAAACAGAGGGAAAGCACGTTGTAAAGATGGACGCTTACGCTACAAAGTAACTGGAAACAGAATGAGTGGTGATAGCAATACGTCTTGTGGCAATGTCGTCATCTGTTGTGCAATATTGTATGGATTCATGAAAACCAAGCTGTATGAAATGCGCTTAGCTAATGATGGGGATGATTGTGTAGTGATACTCGAAAGAGAGGATCTAGACGATTTCCTAAGTTCTATAGGTGACCATTTCAAGACTGCTGGATTCACA